TTTCCTTCAACCACAACACCATTCTTCATTTTTGGTGCTTTCCATTTCAAAGAACCATATTTATATTTATCTTTTAGATTATATGGTAAAAATCCAATTTTTGCATATTTCTTTAATACAGACTTTGAATTTACAACACTTATTTCCTTTTCAGAAGTTTTATGTCTTAAATTCGCATGGGATTGTTTACCTTTTTTTGCAGGACCCATACCACCAGCACCTTCTTTTACCATCTGTATTTTATGAAATCCAACTTCAGCAACTTTCCAACCTTGTTTCTGTAATTTTTCAGCTTCTTTGAAACCTTTATCACTTCTTAAATCTATAACTTTATATTTTCTAGCTTCATTAACTGTAGCATCATCAATTTCTGCTTTTACATCAGATTTACCAGTTAATTTATATCCAAGAATCTCTGATTGTTTTCTTCTCTTACCATCAAACTTTTTTCTTTGATGTTCGGGATAAGCACCAGCGAAATCTTCACTAACCACTCTTACTTTATAAATAACATCACTTTTAGCACGAAGATTTGTTTTGTTATTCTGAAAATCATAATTTGGATTTCCCCAAGTTTTAGCTTTTGCAAACTTCCCATTTCTTAAATAGAAATTACCTATATGAGAATAATTATCATCTGTTACTAAGTATGTTTTATCTTTATTCTTTTTTGATAAATCAACAATCTTTTTAAGACCACCTTTTCCGACACCCTTTAATATCCAATCGGCTGATTTAACTGATATTTCACTTAAAATATCTCTTATCACTTCTCTCAATTTTTGTTCTTTCTTCAATCTACTTTTCTCCCTACGACCTCGATTTACAGATTCTTTTTCAAATCCTGAGATTTTACCACCTTTATGTGATGCATCCTTACCATCACCATTACCATATGTTCCTTTTTTACGATTATACTTGTTTAATTCTGCTCTATACTTTTTAGACTTTGTAGATGAACCATACTTTTTGTATTCAGCTTTGTAATCTCTTTTGGCTTTTTCTTCAAGTTTTCCTTCGTTTGTTTTCCTGCTTTTTAATTCTTTTTCCACTTCTTTTTTTGTTTTTTTTAAAATATTAAGCATTTTTCCGTCTTTAGTTCCCTTAATAGTATTTGATAATTGACTTATATACATAGCTAATTCATTTCTACTAGCTGTTTTATAAGCAGATGCTTCTATAAGTTTTCCTTCATCCTGAAGTTCTTTTTCATCAGGTCAGTTGCCTTCTACTTTTTCTTCCTTTTCCCATCTTTTTGCCATTTCGGGTTGGTTTGTGTGCATCCATTTTCGTTGTTTTTCTGATTTAAATTTTTCATTTAACATAATTATTTTCCAATAAATATTTACCCCACTTTACTCTATCAGCTCCCTGAAATCCCATTTTTTTATGAAAATCTAAATGTATATCCTTTATAATAACAATTACATTATCTTTATCAAACATCTTTTCTGGATATAATTGAACAGAATCAATATGATGAACTGATAATTTATTATCATTCACACCCGTCAATTCACAAGTATAATTTCTATCCTTCAATACTTCCTTAAAAAACTCTCGCTCTTCATAAAAACATCTTTTATTTTTTAGTTTACTTCTATCATTTATCCATCTTGGATTTAATTTACCAAGATGACCCTTTTTTTTATTTGCAGCCCCCGTATTCATCTGTTCTACAGCCTTTCTACTTTTTTCTGGATTATCCCTATGCCATTTTCGTAATCTTTCTGAATGTTTCTTTCTTTGTTCAACTGTATGTTTATTTCCTTTCTTAAACCACCCCTTATTTTCACCATTCAATTTTTGATTATTAGCATAACATTTTTGAGAACACCACCCTTTAGCAGTCTTAGCTAAATTATCACATCCAATACATATTTTTGACTTAAATGGCATCTTACATCAACTTTCTTAAAAATTTCTTAAATCTCAAACCAAAAGTAATACCAGTTTTAGAATATAATTCAAGTAAGTCATCTGCGTTATCATCAAGTCCTTTTTTTCTCAATGAATAAGAAAACTCTAATTCAGCTTTACCCAATTCATCCTTTAATTTTTCAATCTTTTTAGAAATTTTAGCATATTCATAAGCTGGACCTTCATTTACTTTATCTTTTCCACCTTTTCTTTCAAATTCTGTGAGTCCACTACCACTCCATCTTTTTGGTAAACTTTTAAAAGTTGTATCACTCCACTCATTTAATTCTTCTTTAAGTTTTTCAGTCACAGAAGGTTTAGGTGGTTCTGGAATAACTTTCTTTTTTGCTTTTTTCTTTGGAAATCCTAACATATCTCTATATTTCATCTTACTTATCTCCCTCAAGATGATTTACTAACTTTAGTATATCCTTATAATACAATTTCCATCTAATTTCATCGGATGGATATTCTTTAACTTGCCATTGTTTTAATATCTGTTTTAATCTATCCTTTACTTGACCAACATCAGGTTCAAATGGTGAATCTGGTATATCAATCTTTAATTTTTGTGGTTCTGGTGGTTTATCTTCACCACCACCTTGAGCTGGCGGCTGTGGTGGAGCTTCATCCAACCGACCATGTAACCGACCATGTACAAATTTTTCTCTCAAAAAATTTTGCTGTTTTATTAAATCTTTCATTTTAATCACCATTAGTCTCCTCTGAATATATCATTGATGATACCTTCAATTTTACAATCATGTGTACAAGTACCTTTTCTTGTACCTACACCATCATCTACACTCTCATTCATTCTACCCGGTGACATAAAAGCACCTTGTGTAGATGGGTTTGATACGAAATCGAAAGCTATAAGTTCAAAATCAGGTTGAACTGCTACAGTTGGAGCATTTTCTTCATCACCACCACTACTCGGTACTGTATCGGTATATCCATCACCTTCAGCTTCAGTTATCTCTTCAACTGAACCTAAACCACGAGATGAAATACCAAGTTTAATACCACTCTTAAATAATTCTTTAAGTATGTTACCGGCAGGTGTTCCTAATACTTCAACTGTACCTATTAAATCTTTACCTTTCCAATGCATTTCCAATATATTATGAGATGCATTATTAAGATTTACAACTGAACTATCTGGATGGTCGAGTTCACCAAGAGCTCTTCTTTCTGATATTTGAACTTCTGCGTATTTCTTAGCTTCTCTCATAAGAGTTTCAGCTGGATAGATTCTACCATTTTGATTTTTAGCATCTGCTCGTTGTAATACACCAGCTACGATTAATTTACCATTTTTTGCCAATGACTCGTTAATCTGCTGTGGTGAAATCTCAAATGGAATATAATCGACCAACAATTGTCTTGACATTTTATAGTCCTCCCTTTTTAACAAATATTACATCACCATCAGCAGCACCACCACTTCCACTCCAAACATTTGCATTTATTGGTAGTCGTAATGGTGGAGGATTTCCACCCGCAGAACCACTAGAACCAAAATAAGCTACATTAGAAACCATTGATACACCAGCACCACTTAATGTCCCTGCTGCGTCTGCTGCCGCAAGTGTTATTCCAGCTGAAGCAGTCGCACTTGCAAAAAAGTAAGAACCACTTCCCGCAACTATAACAATTTCTGATGCTCCCTGATCTTGAACTACTCTAACTGCTGGTGTAATAGCTGAACCAAACGCACTTGCTGGTAATGGTTTTGGTCCTTGTACATCATATCCCGATACTGATGGCCCTTCACTTCCTGATATGTAAGACATTTAATATTCTCCTATTTCCATGAATTTCGTTTGAGCCATATATCTCTGTATATATCTCCTACGACATCTCTAATTACTTTTTTAATAATTGTTAAATCTTTACTATCTAAAGTCTCACCAATTTTTCTTCTATGGCTATTAGCTTTATATTTCTTCTTTCTCTTTTTACCTTCTGGATCAAAAGCAAATGGTGTATTGTATCCTTCTACATCACCAGTTACAGTTATTTCATCCAACTCATCCTCTTCAATAATTTCAAGAGTTAGTTGTTTTAATACTTCATTAAAGTGTTTTTTTGTTTTTATTTCCACTTTTCTTTAACTCCTTTAAGAGTTCCATATATCTCATTGTCTGGATAACTACATTATCTTTTACCAGTTTAGATTTCTTTACACCACAAAATTTATCTATAGATTTGATTGCTTCTGCTAATTTAATCTTAACAACTTTATCAGTTAATTTATTAGAATGTTGTTTTAATTCTTTTTTAATAGCGGGTACAACTTTTTCAAGATATTCCTTTAACGAATTAACATTAGAAATATTATTGATATATGCCCTTAATAAAGATTTCTGTGGGTAATTTAAGTTAGAATGTTTTGCATTAAATTTTTCTAAAAGTGTTTGATAAGTAATTATTCTTAAATCTTCATCTTTCGGAAGAGCTACGCTTAATGAAGATTCTATATTAGTTTTATTACTTGTTGTTACGTGTTCAACTAAATTAAAATGTGATTCAGTTTTTTCAATTGGAGATATATTATTATATTCAAATAATTTATATATTGATGCATATGCGGAATAATTTCGTACTTTTGATGAAAGAAAGTTCTGTAAATCATAACAGTCTTTAATCTCTTTTATAAGATTATATTTCTCTCTTTTGAGAATAGAACTATTTAACTTCTTTCTCTCACTTATAACCTCATTAATAAAATAATCAGCCTTCTTATCAGAATTAAACTTTTTATTTATTATAATATTATAAAGAGCTAGTTCTTTACCTAACTCCGTTCTCTCATTAAATCTTTGTTTAATTATGTGTGCTGCTTTCGAATCGTTTTTTTTGTTCAAAACATCCGCGGTTATCTGTCTGAGTAAAAATTCAAACAGCAAACCAGTATTGCGGACCTTTGAATGCTTTAACTTACGGTTTCGCATACTAAGTTCTCCGTTTTATTAGTATTATATAATTATTCATATATAAATATAAAATTTTTAGACTTTTATATATATTATTCACTATCTTCATCATTTAATATCACATCTTCACTTAAAATACTTTTATCTATGACATTCTTATTAAACTTTTGTTTTAATTGGTTTAACAACCCTTCACGGGTTACAAGAGTTGAACCTTTAGATGTAGCAAGTGGAGATTTACCTTTGAACTCTCTCTTACCTTGTCGTTCTCTGTGGTATGCAGTTGCATCTGATAAATCTTTTGAGGTTGCGCCATTTGGATTAACAGGTTTTTTGAACCTACCCTTTTCACTACCACCCCATTGTCCATCACTCTCGCCAAATTGGAATGTGTCTGAACCAGCCTCTGTTGATGCTGTATCTTTCTCACCAGTAACAGCAGGATCATTACCTTCCATAGCAATTTGTTCAAATCTAAATTGTTGTTTGAGATCTTCTATTACTTGGTCAAATACTTCTTTCTTATCACCTTCATTCATTTCAAATATAGTATCATAAATCCATTCACGAGAAAATAATTTACTTTCCATAACAGTATTTGATAATTCTACCTGTTGAGTTAATAACTCTAATTTCTCTTGTTCATGTATCATTGATGGGTTTGTTAATTCCAAATCAAAATTAATAAGTTCCGCGTCTTCAAATCCTTGTGTATACAGATGAATGATTGCAATCTTTTCAAGTTCAGCACATATAATCTTTTGGAGTCTTTCTATTGTTCTTGCAAACCTAACATCTTCAGCAGCTAGTGTAGCTTTACTACCGACGCCCTCTTCGTACCCAAGAAATGCTTTTGGTATTTTAAGAGCTGCCATCATTTTATTTCGTAGATATTCTATATCATCGATTGCACCATCACTAGTTAATCCAGGTAAAGTTTCTATAGCCGTTCCACTATCTCCACCACGAACTGGAAGATAATAATCTTCAGTAACAGATTCCATATTATAACGAAGATTATATTCACCTGTATTTTGATCAATAACAGGAATCTTTTTCATCTTATTAATGATTTGTTGCATGAAATTCTCAACTTCATTTGGTGGTATATTACCAATATCAACTTTAAAAATTCGTTTTTCTGGAGCTCTCATCATTCTATGAATTAACATAGCATCTTCCATAAGAGTTAATTGTTTCCACACCCTTCTAGCACCTTCTAATTGTGATTTACCATATGGAAGAAAATTAGAATCTGATAACATTCTAAAATGAGCAACCTCATAATTTTCAAGAGTTTCATGTGTTTGATTTTTTCCATATCCCGCACTCTCACCTTCAATTTCAAATTGAACAAGTTTTGGATTTTCTGGGTCATGATCTTCCAATCTATTAATATCATATGGAGATATAGGTTTAATATTAACAATACCGTATTTATCAAGAATATCCAAATGTAAATAAAAATCACCATATTTTGTCATGTTTCTAATCCAAGACCAAAGATTAAATTCTATATTCATTATATCATAAAATAAGTTACCTAAAATTTCTACTACTTTAGGATTATCCGATTTTACTTTTAATATCTGTCCTGATTCATTGGTAACGGTTGATTCGTCAGAATAAATATCAAGAGCAGAAGATATAATAGGATCTGCATCCATCAATTCATAGTCTTTGAACAATTCTTTTCTAGCTACTTCATAAGCACTAGCATTCTGTGCATTTGCATATCTCTGTGCCCAATTAGCTCCATTCATAAGTCTATTATATCTATCTATAAAATTAGAAGTTAAAGCTGTTTGTGTAAAATCTAAATCTTTGACTTTTATTTGACCACTGTCTGTTTTTCTTAAAACTATGCTAGACTGAAATAGTTTTCCTAATCTTGTTAATATATTCTCATTTTGTGCCATTTTTTACCTCTTATTTAATTAACCAAGTTAAATCTTCTTTATCTTTGCCTATATCCATTTCCCACGGATTGTTATTTGGCATTCCGGGCTTTCCAGCTTGAAATCCAGCACTGTGATCTACAAAATTTCCATTACTTTCCAACATGGAATCCATCATAGCCCATTGTTGATCATTTCTATCTTTCTGTAATCTTAAAGCTGTATCCCTAACCCATAAAGCGATTGAGTAAGACATAACTAAGTCGTCATTATAACCTTGCATTGCTTCTGCTCTTGAATGTATTATTCCAGTTTTATAAATAAAAACAAATAATTCATCTATAAGCCTATTTGAATGTAATTTAACTAATTTTTCTCTTGTATATTCTTCCATTTTTGCCACAATAAGTGGTCTTG